TTTATTCGCAGGTTCGTGATGAACTACATTTAGCAACATTGATGCGTGAGCCTAACTGGGATAACTTAAATAAAAGAGAATTTGTAGAGAAATTGATTCACTTGGGTAATCATTATCAATCACTACAGAAGATGCCCAGTTCAGTTGATAGCATTCCTAGACTAGCAATGTTTCTAGCATTGATTCGCCCGGCTAAACGACATTTAATAGGACAATCTTGGGCTGATATATCTAAATCAATTTGGGATAAGAATACTGACGGGTATAGTTTTAAAAAGAGTCACGCAGTTGCATATGCACATTTAGTAGTGGTACATATGAATTTGATAGAAGAACAGAATTAAACTATTCTTTTTACTAAGGTAATGCTACGGCGCTTGCTCTTACGTTTACTCAATTCAGACATACTACACAACGGGCCGTGTATTACTGTTAAACTTTTGTTGTTAAATGTCCTAAGGTATGGTTTAAATATAATCCATTCTTCTTTTAAGAACAGATTAATAGGTATAAGTCTATTACTTTCCCACCACCAAATATCGCCTAATTCTAGAAATTTTTCCCTAACGGTAGACTCTATTATAGCCCCGTAATCGTAAATAGTGGTGACTATATCGTCCCTATTTTGAACTATTCCAACATAATCTTGGTTGGCGTATGAACATATAGTTATGAACGGGTGATTTGTTGTTAGTTTATTGAAAAATTCGTTTGATATCATTGTTATTCTATTGACCGAAATATTTATCATAGGGTAACCTGGCAATATATTTTGATAAATATCATTATGTACTCAACTCAAGTTTTCGTCTATACACAAAGACAAATCGTTATACTTTTATCAGGATTTTCCCCAAGGAGCTATATGCCTCAGTATGCCAAGCCACTTACACTTAATAAGGGTGTAGACAATCAAATTCAATTTCAGTTCTTAAATCAAGAACAAAAGCCCGTAGATATTACCGGGAAATCAATAGTCTGTAGGATTATTAGTTATGAAGGTACAGTGGTACTACTACAAAAAGCACTAACACTGCAACTACCTGCAACTGGTATTGCCGCATTGTTTTTAAACTCAGCCGACTTAGCAAGTATCGATGCACAGAAGTGTTATTACTCATTAGAGATCCCTGTAGGAGAATTTGATTATCCGGTATTCGTTGATAGCAATGCCGGAGCACGTGGTGATATGAACATTGTTAATAGTATATTACCTAGCTTTGTCCCTTCAATGCCGGTAAGTATTCCTACTGGTCAAGACTTCCCTAATCTACACCCTGATGGTAACGGTGAGAGCAACATCACATACTACACCAGTGTAGTTGATACTAATGATAGCCCAATATTAACACTACAAGCACAATACAGTGAATATTACGGTAATATTGTTATTGAAGGTTCTACCATTGTTGATGGTGATTGGTATCCTATATTAACCGACACATATAGCAATGTAAGTGATACAAAAGGTTATGTAGTTCAAGGTTATCACCCATATGTCAGAATGCAATTTGAAAGCAATAATGGTGCAGTCACTAATATTTTAACAAGATAATCAACCTAAACTATTGTTTATCTATGACAGTTATGTTATACTACATAGATGTTTGATATCCTATCAGTAATTCCCGGAAAGAAAAAACTCACGCACGGCGGATGGCATAGCTTTAATGCTATCTGTTGTAGCCGTCGCGGGCATAAAACTGATACACGTGGACGCGGTGGTATTAAATTTGATGGGCAATTTAATTGGTCATACCATTGTTTTAACTGTGGGTTCAAATGTGGGTTTATGTTAGGTAAGAGCATTACACAAAATACAAAATATTTGTTACAATGGTCTGGTATTGATAGTACTCAAATAAGTAAATGGAGTTTAGAAAGTTTACAACATAAAGATTTACTAGACTTCACTAACTTAAAAAAACAAAAATCAAAAATAAAATTTAAAGAACATACATTGCCTGAAGGTGAGTTAATCGATATTAATAACACATTGCACAAAGTATACGTTGATTATCTGTCTGCGAGGTCGATAAATTATAATGACTACCCGTTCTTAGTTACACCTAATGACACTGGCAGACAGTCAAACAGAATCATTATACCCTATACTTATAACAATAAGATTGTAGGGCATACAAGTAGATTCTTAGATAACAAAATCCCAAAGTATATTAACGAGCAACAACCTGGCTATGTATTTGGTTATGACTTTCAGAAACCCGATTGGGAAGTATGTTTGTTAGTTGAAGGTATTTTTGATGCATTAAGTTTAAATGCTTGTGCGTTAACACATAATACAATCAACGATGACCAAGCACAGATTCTAGCACAACTTAATAAACGTATTATCTTTATTCCCGATAGAGATAGTACAGGTTTAGAAACGTGTGATAGAGCATTGGAGCTAGGTTATAGTATAAGTATTCCTGAGTGGGATGACGATGTTAAAGATGTAAATGACGCGGTAGTTAAGTATGGTAAGTTGCCTACATTGCTCAGTATATTGAGTAGTGCGACAACTAGTAAAATCAAAATAGAACTACAGAGGAAGAAAATTGAAAAAAGATTACGAAAATAAAAAAGATTACGGTATTGAGATGCAAAAGATATTTTTGCGTGTTATGATTACTGAGGCTGAACTCTACACTAGAGTTATGAACATTTTAAATAGTGAGAATTTTGATAGGTCATTGAGACCTATCGTAAATCTATACAAAGAACATACTACAAAATATAGTATTTTGCCCGACCCAACACAGATTAAAGCTATTACTGGGCAAGATATTGATATCATTGCTAACTTTAGTCCTAATCAATTTGATTGGTTCTTAGATGAGTTTGAAGCCTTTACTAAACGACAAGAGTTAGAACGAGCTATTCTCAAAGCGGCCGACTTACTTGAGAAGGATGACTTTGGTCCAGTTGAAAAACTAATCAAAGACGCAGTACAAATCAGTTTGCAAAAAGATATGGGAACTGATTACTTCTATGACCCTGCGGCACGTATCAACAAATACTTTAACAGTGGTGGTCAAGTAAGTACAGGCTGGCCACAAATGGATCGTATCTTGTATGGTGGATTCAGTCGTGGTGAACTTAACATCTTTGCAGGTGGCAGTGGTTCAGGTAAGAGTTTGGTTATGATGAATATTGCATTGAACTGGTTGCAACAGGGAATGAGCGGAGTGTACATTACATTAGAACTGAGTGAAGAACTAACATCATTAAGAACAGATGCTATGTTGACTATGATGGGTACAAAAGCGATTCGTAAAGATATTGATACTACTAGTCTTAAAGTAAAGATGATTGGTAAAAAGTCAGGACAATATCGTGTTAAGGGTTTACCTGCACAAAGTAATGTCAATGATATCCGTGCTTATTTGAAAGAAGTACAGATTCAAACAGGTATTAAAATTGACTTTGTGATGGTTGACTACTTAGACTTGGTTATGCCTGTCAGTGTTAAAGTTAATCCTAACGACCAGTTCATCAAAGACAAGTATGTGGCAGAAGAACTACGCAACTTAGCAAAAGAGATGGGCATATTGATGGTTACTGCAAGTCAGTTAAATCGTAGTGCTGTTGATGAGATTGAGTTTGACCACAGTCACATTGCTGGTGGTATCAGTAAGATTAATACAGCAGATAATGTGTTCGGTATCTTTACAAGTCGTAGTATGCGTGAACGTGGAAAGTATCAGATTCAATGTATGAAGTCACGTAGTTCAACGGGTGTAGGTCAAAAGATTGACTTAGACTATGATATTGAAACTATGCGTATTAGTGATAGCGACCCTGACAATCAGAATAGTTATACTCCTAAGCCCAGTGCTAATGATATTATGAGCCAATTAAAGCCTCAAAGTACTTTACAATCAACCTCGCCTATCATAGACCAGGCTACAGGAGAGATATTAGAGCCGGAAAACAAGCGTATTATAGCGGATGTACAGGGTTCTAAGCTCAAATCAATGTTGAATGGTTTAAGAAATAAATCCTAAACGTAGATAAATACTATTAGGAAACTAATATGCAAAAACAAACTCGCAGTCTACTAGAGGAATTAGAAGCTATTGGTAATAATAGGGACACGACTCACATTATTGAGAGTCGTGGCCACAATATTATCACAAGTGCTATCAATCTAATAGAGATGATTAATCGTAACTATAGTCCTGAACAAGCCGCTATTTTAGAGCGTAAACTGTTAGGAGCTATAAAGAGCAAGGATCAAGCAAAGTTTTCTAAATCTCTAAAGAAAAACAGAGACATTGAATAGTTGACCTCTATCAAACAACTGTTTGATTTATCCATAATTTAATTTATCGACAATTGTAACTATATAAATACTTTGTAAAAGTATAGGAATATTGTGGCTTCAAAAATGATCATTACATTCTCTAAAGAGGGTAAATCTACCGGATGGGTAGTGGTGGAGTTAAACGATAATGAAACAACATCTGTATTTGTAGATTTAATAAAACAGGGCCATGGCACATCCACACATAATAATACTAGCATAAGTCGTGATAAATTAGATATTGTAAATAGTTTTTTAGAATTAAAAGTATATGTGGATAAGAT